CTGCGTCTGGCCGCGATCATCTGAGGAGGGTCACCCACCCATGGCCATCTACTCACTGGACGGCGCCGATCTGGACGATGAGCGCCAGCGCTGGGTGCTCACTGAGGGGACGACTCTGTCGACCCGCGGCGAGCCCTGGACCACCTCTGTGAGCGTCCCCGGCCGGTTCGGGGTCCTACCGACTGTTGCCTCCGTTCTGAAGCCGGCCACCGTCGCCCTGAAGTTCACCGTGTTCTCCTGGACCGACGGGCGGGGCGGCAATCGCTGCAAGGAGGGCCTTGAGGTCCTGGAGCGCAATTATCAGGACCTATCGCGGCGCCTGTACGCCTTCGGGCGACTCCAGACGCTCCGGTTCACCTCCAAGGGGGCTCCGGTCCGGGAGGCTCAGGTCCGCCTCAAGTCCTCGCTGGACCCAAGCCTCAACCCGCACTCGGAGATTATCTCGTTCACGGTCACCTACGAGATCGTCTCTGGCCTGTGGCGCGGTACTGAGGACATCGTCTCCCCGCTGAACGACATGTCGAAGTTCAACGGCTGCGTTATGCCTATCCCGGACGGGAGGCTCCTCCTGGAGCCGACGGCGGGCACCTGCACCGTGAAGGACAACGTCTCCGGCTCCTCGTTCACCTTCACGGGCACCCTCAACAGCGGGGAGAAGCTGCTGGTCGACATCGCCGGCTACCGCGCCTGGAAGAACCCGGGTGACGGTTGGGACGTTCAGCCTGGAGCCCGCTCGGCCGACGGCGAGATCTCCATGAGTCCTGGGGGATTCCGAGCCACCCCCGATGCTGACGGCCGTATCTCCATGACGCTGACCGGGACATCCGGAAGCTTCCGCGGAAGGACGGCCTACTGATGCCGCGCAATCCCGCGTTTCCAAAGGGCCTGGCCGTGCGCTACGTCGCCTACGAGCAGGCCGGGGCTCGGTTGGGCGTCCTCCCGGACGCCCTGGCCGGGACATTCACCTGCCCCCGGCAGGCCACGCCGTCGCTCACCCTCTCCTACCCGAACGGGGGGCTGGGAGTACGCGGCGAGCTCCTCGACGAGGCCGTGGAGATCGCCGTCGAGCTCAGCTACGACGGGCAGACCTGGCACGAGCCCTACAACGGCCGCTTCATCAACCTGTCCTCCGAGTGGAACCTCGTGGACGACGGCACGCAGCACCGCAAGGCGGACCTGATCCACATCGGGCACCGCCTGGAGGGGGCTCTCGTATGGAACGTCCCTCCGGTCGCCAAGGACAAGGACGGGAAGTACAAGTTCAACTCACGCAACGCCGGCGAGATCCTGCACACCCTGTGGGACGCGGCCGTAAAGCGGGGGTGGGGCGCCGGGCTGTCCCTGGACGCGTCCCTCGCGACCGACTCGGCCGGGCAGCCCTGGGCTACCAAGACCACCCTGGCCTTCGACCCTACCGTGTCCCTCAAGTCCGTCCTCGACACGCTCATGAACATGGGCATGATCGACTACCGGTGGCGAGGCCGTACGCTTCAGGTCTACAACGCCGACTCGGCCCTGAAGCGCGAGAACACCTCCGTCGTGTGGCGCCTGGGGGCAGGTACGACGTCGGCCCCGGAGAAGCTGGACTGGTCCCAGCTGTGCACCCACGTCCTTGTGAAGGGGGATGGGGGGCGTACGTGGACCTTCCCCAACCCGGAGGCCCCTCCGAGCCTTCCCCGTACCGAGAAGGTGGTCAGCGCCGGGGGCGTCGAGCTGGAGTCCACGGCCCGCAGCGTGGCTGACCTTACCCTCAAGACCGGAGCCACGCCTGCTGCCGAGGTGAAGCGCGAGTGGGAGGCCGACGACCTCCAGTGGCTCCCCTTCGAGGACTACTACCTCGGTGACTGGGTCCGGATCGAGCGCGGTACCGGGCTTGAGCGCATGCGCGTCACCCAGATCTCTATCTCCGTCACCGAGAACGGTCGCTGCCAGGGCCACACGACCTTCGGCACCATGCTCGATGACGTCCTGTCGCGCCTGGCCAAGCGCCAGAAAGGCGTGCTAGGTGCCGCCACCTCCGACGGCCAGAACCCTCGACCCGAGGCGACTCCTAGCAAGCACTGGCCCCTGCCTCCTCAGGGGCTGGTCATCTCCTCGACGGCGGTCATCGGGCCGCTCGGCTACGCGCAGGCAGTGGCGTCCCTGGAGTGGCAGGCGGTCACCACGGACACCTTGGGCGTGGCCGTGGACGTGATCGGCTACGAGATCTCGGTCCGAGAGATCCCCTACCACACGGGGCGATTGCTCACGTCCAACGACACCTCGGGGGAGGTGGAAGGGCTGTCCCCCGGAGGCCGGTACGCCTTCAAGGTCCGGGCCGTTACGCGCGACGCCGTCGGCTCCTGGGGGCCTGAGACCATCGCGACCATGGCTACGGACACGTCCGCGCCTCCTGTCCCCTCAAAGCCTCAGCTCTCCCAGACCCTTGGAGTCCTGCAGGTGTTCTGGGACCTGCTGAGCGTTGACGGCGGAGGCATGCCGGGGGACTTCGCAGGCGCCGAGGTCAGCGTGCAGCTGCCCGGTACTCCTCCGGCAGTGGTGGCCTCAATGCCGTCCCCGATGCAGCGCATCTCCCTGGCCGGGTACGAGATCCGGGAGTACGAGGTGCGCCTGCGCACCTACGACCGCGCAGGGAACAGGTCGGCCTGGAGCGCCTCTAGCAACATCACCCTCAAGCAGAACATTGACGCTGACGCCATCGCCCGTGAGGTCGAGAGGAAGCTGGCAGGCAGCGACGCGATGCAGCAGGCGGCCCGCGAGGGCACCCTCAAGGAGATGAAGCATCTCACCGAGGCCATGACCCAGGTGGCCACCAACCTGGTCACCTCGGGCCCCATCCCTCCAGATAGTGGGACAATAGGTTCCAGCATGTGGATCTCACCCGACGGGCGAGTCTTCGTCCTCAGAGCAGAAGGAGACAGGTAATGAAGGAGTACGTCGCCACCAAGCAGTGGCGCGACGGGTTCGGAGCCAATGAGACCAGGATCACTGCGGCAGACCTCATCCGGATCGAGGACGGCATCTCCTCCGCCACTCGCGGGGTCACTTCCCTGGAGACCGTCGTCCAGGGGCAGCCTGCCAAGGTCCTGGAGGAGGTCAAGAAGATCTCTCAGGCTATCCGGACCGAGCTGGCCAAGGCGATCCCGGTCGGGACCATTGCGATGTTCGGAGCAGACCGCGACCCTGAGGGGTGGCTCCGCTGCGATGGGCGAGTCCTGCAGAGGAGCGCCTACCCCGACCTGTTCTCCGCCATCGGTACTACCTACGGCTCCACCAATTCTGGGGACTTCCGCATCCCTGACATTCGGGAGAGGTCCGTGGTCGGTACAGGCACGAAGTACAGCCCCGGCGACAAAGGCGGAAACACGCTCCTCACGCTGAGCATCGCTAAGATTCCCGCCCACACTCACGAGATCGGCGAGTCCTCGGACCAGTCCAAGAGGTTCCAGGCTCGTACGTCTAACCAGGACATCGGTATCGGCACGTCCGGATATACCTACCTGACCTCTACGGGCACATCCTCAAACGAGAGGTCCCCGATCGCGGCGTCTACCGGAGGGTCGCAGCCCATCGACCTCCGTGACCCGTACTTCGGCCTCCCCTACATCATCAAGGCCTCCTGATGACTGGACCGCTCAATCCAGCCGCCGCACCTGAGGGTGCGCGCGGGGGCCAGTACGTAACCGTCCCCGCCTTCGCCTCGCCAGGCCAGTCTCTCCCCAACAACTCCCGCACCGCCGAGGGGTCGACCGTCGTCTACTCCCCGAAGGGCTGGCGCTGGGAGGAGGCCGGAGACGAGTACTCCAAGTCGGTCTCCAAGCTGACGGCCGCGACCATGGAGTCGGCCGTCCGGCGAATCCGCTCCTCATTGGGCACGGTGCTCTACATCCGGGGCACCTCGGACACGGAGCCCCCCTTCCGGGGGGAGACTCTCGGCGACACTGTCCGGGTCCAGGACGCACAGACTCTCGACATCGTCGCTGAGTGGAAGTGGAACGGATCCTCCTGGGAGAGGATGCGGGTCACAAGCGAGCAGATCAGCAACCTCGACGTGGGAAAGCTGACCGTAGGGGCGGCCAACATCGCCGAGCTCACCGCGAGGAAGATCGCGGCCGACGTCGGCCGATTCCTGGAGATCACCACCGATCAGCTCACCGTGACCGGAAACGCCTCCTTCGTGAACGCGACCGCGCACCATGTGTGGACGAAGATCGTCACCGCCGGGCAGGGCGAGTTCGAGAAGATCCGGGCCGGGATGCTGGAGGCCAACTCGGTCAGCGCCTCCAACATTCAGGCCGGGGCCATTGACGGTCAGGTCATCACCGGAGCGACACTTCAGACGGAGCGTACCTACAATCGAGGCCTCAAGCTCTCCTCTGACGGTCTCCGGGTCTACGACTCGCGGGGCTCGTCGGTCCTGGACGTCAATGCACACACCGGGGCGATCAGCATCAGCGGGCACCTCAGCCGACGGGACTCGTGGTCAATGGTGTGGTTCAACGACGTCATCTCTACCCGCACTGGACGAGACGTCGGCACCGACGGTTCAAAGTGGGGGTGCGGCCTGGCTTTCAACTCCCTGGAGGACAACTGGGGCGACGGGGTGATTGCCCTGCTCAAGGACCGGTCCGGGGATCCCTCGATCCGTATGCAGGCTCCTTACGCCGGTCTGGGGGGCGATGTCCCCTACATCTCCGTGGGAACCTCGTATGTAACCATGTACACCCCGTCCGGAGACACTCTGTTCGAGTTCAAGACCGGCGGAGTACGCCTCAAAGCTCAGGACATCTACTGGTGGGCCAACTCCGGAGGCTTCTCGTACGGTACCAACAGCGACAACAAGCCGAGGCTGTATGTGGGACCTAATGCGGTGAGCATCCGCCCGATGGGGGAGACTCTTCCCAGATTCCACGCTGATCGGACCTCGACCACGATGCAGTTCGGCGAACGGCATCAGGTGTGGAT